ATAGAAACCTCTATGACAGTAATTTATGATGGCATGATGTGTTATTGCCATGGCTGGCCATGAGGAGAGCATCCCCATTGGTTGACCTACAGCGTAACGTAATTGTCCGCCCGGATGGTTGAAATCTCTATCAACCATAAGGGTCTTCCAGATTGTACTTAGATTCTTTCCCAAGAGTTCTTCCAAGACTCTTGTTTGAAGATCTACAGGCATTCTATCTGTTGCGGCTTTTAAGTCGTAACAGTTTAGTTTACCAGTTTTGGTAAATTTTCTCACCCTCTTCGCAAGACGAGGGTGTGAGAATGTACCATCACAAGGAAACCTCTTCAGGACTTTCATAAGATAGTCGTGAATGGGTTTCAGTACAGTCTGGGTCCAAATATCCGGTATACAGATTACGCGAGTCTTCCCACCCCCTTCTTGAAGGAAGTGGAGTCGACCCGTCATATCTGAATATCGTTTACTTGGATTCCTTTCGGAAAGAGATTTAGTGATAAGAGATTCCCATAGAGAGTAAGCATCTGAAGTAAAAACTTCTTTTGCACATTCTCTCTGGGTATCAATAATCCCTGAATCCTGACAAGCAATTGCGTCCAATATACTTGTGTAACCTATAGCATTAGCACCTTGTGCTGATGCTTTTGGTGTCACAAATATTGGATTATGGGCCGAATTTAATTTGAAGGGTGTCACCTTCCTAACCTTAAGGAAGTCCTTAAAACGGAAGGCAATGTCCTCAATTAATTCAGCGTATCGGTCAATATGAGATTTTGGATTCACTTGAGTTATGGTGGAAACATCATAACTGACAGGGGCCTTTAACATTTTGTAGCAATTACAAATTGTCAAGAGTCCTTGTCTGAATCTAAAATCCTCCATAAGATCCTTCATGGGTCTCTTAACTCCTTTGATCAAGAAGCTAGGATAACCCTGTCGGGTTTTCGTCCAGAAAATATTCTGGTTGAAAGTCGTACTTTGATCCATACAACTTTGTTGTATGAACCTCAGTATCTCCTTATGGAAGATAATTGTCTGATTCACCCCATGGTTACTAACCATGGTTTCAAGGTGATTTAGATAATTATCACATATTAACCGAAGGGTTTGATCTTTATAAATAGAACGAAAGTTTTGTTTATAAACGTTTAATCCTCTATTCATTTTCATAACTTAATTTATTTGTTGTGATCCTGAAAAGTTCGCTTTCCCAGAATGTAAATTCCG